ATCAAATAGGAATATATCCGCAAAACGCTTCAAGTTACTGTTTCATAACAGGGACAACAAGCAATACAAGTGGTTTAGCAACAATGGCAGTTGCGTTTTGGGGTGCGACAACTCGACTTGTTGGTGGCGTAATGTACAACACAACATCCTAATCGTAACTAAGTTTGATGGCTTAGTCGGACAGATTTTTTAATCAAAGGAAAAACAAAATGGCTTTAACAAAAGAAGTAGCAATAGACAAGATTGAAGTTTTGGAAAATGGCGTTGTTCAAGTGCGTGAGGTTACTCGCATTATGGAAGATGCCAAACAATTATCTTCTTCTTATCATCGTTGGGCATTAACACCTGGCCAAGACTTAACAGGTCAACCAGCCAATGTAGTTGCTATTTGTAATGCAGCATGGACAGAAGCAGTCATAGCCGCATATCAAGCACAAGTAGCCGCACAACAAGTATAAATAATACAAAGAGTAAAGACTAAATGCCAATTCAAAAAATTACAAGTGGTGTTATACAGGACAATGCAATCGCTGCAGTTGATATTGCTGACGGTTCGATTACCGCTGCCAAGTTAGCTTCAGGTGCAGGAGGTCAATTTAGTGATTCTCAAAATACTCATGTAATAGCATATAATGGTTTAACAATCAGTTCAAATGTAACTATTGCCGCAAATAATGGTGGACTTTCTGTTGGACCAATTTCAATTAATAGTGGAAATACTGTGACTATTAGTGCAAACTCAAGATGGGTTGTATTGTGAAAAAAACATTGGATAGGAAATAAGAATGGCTTCAGTAGTAATAAATGGCGATACCTCCGGTGCAGTAACGATAACTGCACCAGCGGTAGCAGGTACGCCTACACTAACTTTACCAACAACAACGGATACACTAATCGGCCGTGCAACCACAGATACGCTGACTAATAAGACTCTGACTAGTCCTGTTCTAACAACACCAGCATTAGGAACACCATCGGCATTGGTATTGACTAATGCTACTGGATTGCCGCAGGCTGGTTTAGGTACAAATGTAGTTGGTAATGGACCAATTTTTAGTGCTTATCAATCTGGCACTCAAACTGTTTCACATAATACAATCACAAAAATATTATTTGATACTGAAAATTTTGATAGCAACAGTAATTTTGCTTCTAGTAGGTTTACTCCAACTGTTGCGGGGTATTATGTTTTTACAAATTCTTTGTCTATTGCTAATTTTACAAACTCTGGAACTAACGAATTTGCTCAATATCTTTATAAAAATGGTTCCCATGCAAGTAGCGCTTGTGTTTCAACTGGACAAAACAGTATATTTTCTTTGGCGCAAGGTGCTGGACATAACTTATTTTTCAACAATACTTTTGGCCCTGCATACGCTAATGGGTCAACAGATTATTTTGAAATCTACCTTGAACACAATACTGGTACAAGCAGAACTGTTAATGCTTCTGTAACTGCATTTTCTGGATTTATGGTAAGGAGCGCATGATGACACTTTACGAAAAAATTAAAGCAATATATCCCGAACTTGCAGATAGTGAGTTCAATTCGATTACAGGAACTATTCAACTACGGAATGATTCTGACGGCAGAGGCGATTACATAGCCAAGTGGGAACATCCAACACTTGCTAGACCAACAGATGCACAACTTGCATAAAGATAAAAATGACTACAACAAATATCACAACAGGTAATATAAAATGGTAGCAACGGTAAACGCATCAACATCAGCAGGCGTAGTTATTACTCCTGATAATTCTGGTGTATTAGCATTTCAGTCTTCTAGTGCTACGGCTTTAACAATAGATGCTTCACAGAATTCCACATTTGTAGGAACAGCATCAGCAACAAAATTAATTCCTACTGGCTCATCTGCTACTGGTAATGGACTGTATCTTCCTGCGGCTAACTCTTTAGGCCTGTCTACTAACGGCACTAATGCGGTTTATATAGATTCTTCACAGAATGTGGGGATTGGCACTACTTCTCCTGCAACAAAATTAGAAGTGGCATCACCAGCGTCAACATCTGTTGTTTTGCGTCTTGCATCTAACAAGACTGGTACTGGTGCTGGAGACAAAGGCAGATTAGATTTCTATTCTGCTGACAACTCAGGAACTGCGTATCAACTTGGCTACATGGATGTCGACAGGTCTGATGGAACTGCAACGGCATCATACATTGCATGGGCAAATAGAGTTTCAAGCACAGTTGCAGAGCGTATGCGTATTGACTCTAGCGGTAACTTGCTGGTGGGAAATTCAAGCGCAGGTGGTACAGGCTGGTCACTATACCCATCTGGATACTCAATAACAAATGGCGCAACAAGCACATTTACGCACATGAGTTTTCAGACAAGTTCTTCTCAAAAGGGCTATATCCAAACTGTTGGTGCAACAACAAACTATAACGGCTCATCTGACTATCGTTTAAAGAAAAATGTAATACCACTACCAAATGCTTTACAAACTATTGCACAACTAAAACCAGTTAAATTTAATTGGATAGAAGATGATTCTGTTGCTTATAGTTTTATAGCGCATGAATTGCAAGAGGTTGTTCCACAAGCGGTTGGTGGCACAAAAGACGAAGTAGATGAAAACGGAAAACCAGTTTATCAAGGTATTGACCCATCTAAGTTGGTTTGCTTTTTGACTGCGGCTATCCAAGAACTAAAAGCAATAAACGACACACAAGCCGAAACAATCAACGCACTAACCGCCCGTATCGTGGCGCTGGAGACAGCATGACTGTAAGTAGCGTTTATTGGATTCGGTGTGCTGACCATACTGACATGACAAGTCAGGGGTACATAGGCGTTTCTGGTCGATTTGACAGGCGTATGTGGGAACACCACAACCTAGAAGGCAATCGCCACCTCAAATTTGCTATTCAAAAGTATGAATGGGACAACCTAGTTAAAACTAAAATATTGATTGCTGACGAAGATTATTGTTTTGACATTGAGCAGAAATTGCGTCCTATGGATAACATTGGCTGGAACATTGTTATGGGAGGTGGAAAACCACCAATAAATAGATGGAATCTTGGCACAAAAGGATTGATGGTTGCTTGGAACAAAGGTTTGCCTTGGTCTGAGGAAAAGCGAGAACAAATCAGCAAAGGCGTTAAAACTTTATGGGAAAATCCAGAGTATCGTGAACATATGTCTAAAGCTCACAAGGGACAAACATCTGGCATGAAGAATAAGAAACATTCACCAGAAACATTAAAAAAAATGAGTGAAGTTAAACTTGGCAAAAAACCAAACAAAGAAAGTGTTGAGAAAAGAGTGGCGAAGTTACGGGGTAGGACTGCACCAAAACTAACTTGTTCTCATTGCAAAACGATTGGTGGAACTGGGGCTATGATAAGGTGGCACTTTGACAATTGTAAAAATAAGGAAACAGCATGACAATGATTCTTTCAGGTGACGCTGGTGTTACCTTCCCTGCAGGCGGAGTAGGTAATCCTGCCGGAACAGTAGTAGGTTTAACTGATACTCAAACACTTACTAATAAAACTCTGACTAGTCCAGTTTTAACAACACCAGCATTAGGTACGCCTTCTGCTCTAGTTTTGACTAATGCTACAGGTTTGGGCGTATCTGCTATGCCTACTGGTAGCGTTATTCAAGTTGTGTCTGCTGTTTTTACAAGTTCGTTTTCAACGACAAGTGCAACTCCAACTAAAACCTCAGATAGCGCACAATCGGCAACCATAACGCCTCAATTTAGTTCTAGCAAAATATTAGTAATGATAATTGGCGGCACTATTTCTAACAATAATAACAGTGCTAATACGTATTTCCATATATTTAGAGGAAGTAGCGCAATAACAGCCAATGGTGGAAATAATTTACAAAACAATTCTGTTACAGCAAGTATCAATGTGCCTAATTCTGCTATTACTTATGACAGTCCAGCCACAACATCGGCAACAACTTACGCAATTGGATTGAGTGTAGGAAGTGGTGGGCAAACGGCTAACTTCAATGGTCAAAATGTTAACGTACAAATTATTTTAATGGAGATAAGAGCATGACAACTTTAAGTGACGCTGTTTTTGTTGCGTATCCTAATGTAGTTACAGTTAGTAGCGGAGGCACATTTGCTAGTTTATTGGCACATGATGTTAATGGTAATGTTGTTGTTCTAAACGAAGCAACAGTCCAAGCCTACATAGATGCTCATGCCTACATAGCCAAACGTCAAGCGGAATATCCACCACTCACAGATTTGGCTGATGCACTATACCATCAATCTAAAGGTGATGAAACTAAGTTGACTGCATATCTAGCAAAGTGTGAATCAGTTAAATCTAAGTATCCTAAACCGTCATAAATAAAAGACTAATAGAGAGAACATAAAGTGTCCCTTACGAAAGTTTCGCCTTCTTTATTCGCAACATCGAATAATATAACTTCAGTCACCGTTGGTGGCTCCGCTAATACCATTTCGTTAACATTTGATGGTAGTGGTGTTATCACATCTGCAACAAACAATGCGGTAAGTGTTGCGAATACTGCAATCACTGGTAACATTATCAGTTCACAGATTACTTCAGTTGCTAATACTCAGATTACTGGTACAATCACTGGTTCACAAATCTCCAGTAACACTCTGAGTAATACTGTTTTTCAGACCGGTTCTGTTGAGAACTATATGAATGCTCAAGGCTTAGGCTTTGGTATGAGGAACCGCATCATCAATGGCGCAATGGTAATTGACCAGCGTAATGCGGGGGCTAGTTACACGCAAGTTAATGGTCTGTACAACTTAGATAGATGGGCGGGTAATACTTTTGATGGAGGTGCGGCTACAAACAAGTTTAGTGTTATTCAGTCAAGTACAGCACCTACAGGGTTTTCAAAATCTTTATTAGTTACATCTCTTGCGACAACTGCAAGTGCCGCATCTAATATTTTTAATATTGAGCAAAGAATTGAAGGGTTTAATTTTGCAGACTTTATGTACGGGACTGCAAACGCACAAACATTAACTCTGTCATTTTGGGTTCGTAGTTCTTTAACTGGAACATTTGGTGGTGCATTAAAAAATAGTGCTAGGGATAGAGCATACCCATTTACTTACACAATTTCATCAGCAAATACTTTTGAGCAAAAGACAATCACAATTACTGGCGATACATCAGGTACTTGGGTTGGCGGTACAAATGGTATAGGACTGTGGATAAGTTTTGGTTTAGGTGTTGGCTCTTCATACAGCGGAACGGCTGGAGCTTGGGGTGCTGGTGATTTGTTTTCAGCCACAGGTGCAGTCTCAGTAGTCGGAACAAATGGAGCCACCTTCTACATCACAGGCGTACAACTAGAAAAAGGCAGTACCGCAACATCGTTTGATTACAGACCTTATGGTACGGAGTTGCAGTTATGTCAGAGGTATACGCAACCATGCGGAAATGGCGGTTCTGGAAAAAATAGTGCAACTACCACTTGTGAACTTGCATTTTCATTTCAAGTACCAATGCGAGCATCACCTACATTGTCTTTTGGTGGGTTTAGTGGCGCACAAACAAGTTTAGACCAATTTGGCATAGGCACTGTTACAACTACTTCTTCAGGATTTGGAATAAGTAATGTAACTGGTGGATATGCAAATCCAACAATAGTAAGTGGTACAAGCGGTGCAAATATTTATGTTATTCGTGGAAATGTATTTTTAGCGGTATCGGAGTTATAAATATGTATAAAACAGTTTTATTTTATGGTCAAAATACAGGAGTATTGCGTTTATCAGACAACGCATTCATCCCATTTGACCCAGACAACACCGACTACCAAGCCTATTTAAAGTGGGTGGCTGATGGCAACACGCCAGAGCCTGCTGACGAACCCAACTAAATAAAATATGGTTCAAGTGGCACACCTTTATAAAATTACTAACACCGTAACTGGTGAATATTACATTGGTAAACACAATGGTTGGACACAAAATGGTTATTGGGGTTCTGGCAATAGAATACAAAGACTAATTAAAAAATATGGTATTAAAAATTTCAAATATAATATTTTAGTGATATCAGATGTTGATTATATTTTTCAATTAGAAAAAAAATATATTACTCCTGAGATGGTAGATTTGGATGAGAAGTGTTTAAATCTTACTATTGGTGGTAAAGGTGTTGGTTATATGTCGGAAGATATAAAACAAAAACTTCGTGAATCAAGAGCAAAACAAATTATGTCATCTGAAATGTACAAAAGAGCATCAAAAACAATATCAACTTTAGTTTGGATGAATGATGGTGAAAAAAGTTACAGAATTAGACCAGAAAATATTCAAGTGTCTAAAGAAAAAGGTATGGTTGAAGGTCGAGTAAAAGACTACATAAATACTGAATACAGAAACAAATTAAAAACATATGCCAAAGAACAATGGCAAAAAGTTAAAGAAACCGGTCATATAGGCCATTTAATTAAGGTGAACTAAAATTTCTTATCTTGGAAACCAACCGGTAAGTGGCGCAATCAGAAGTCAGTTCTTTTCAGGAACAGGCTCAACCACAACTTTCAATTTGTCATATGAGTATGGCAACGAAGCATCCGTATTAGTCTTTATTACTGGTGTTAAACAGAAGACTGATTCATATGCAGTAATCAATGGTCAAATAGTTTTTACAACTGCACCACCAAGTGCAACAGATAACATTGAAGTTATTTACCTTGGTGGTTCTGTCGTAACCACACCTTATTTGGCAGCAGATACATATGGCATAGTCAGAATAAATGCTTCTACATTAACACAAAATTGCACGATTACAACAGGTTATAATGCGTCCTCTGCCGGCCCTTTAACAATTGCAAATAATGTTGTGGTAACGGTGGCAAATTCTAGTGTATGGACAATATTTTAAGGTAAATTATGGCGGGAAAATTAGTCGTAGATACAATTGATACAGATAATGCGTTTATAACATTAAACGTACAGCAATCTCAAATTGCTACCATGAATGTCTCTGGCATTTATAGCAATACTGGTGTTAAGATGATTGGTGCCAATGGTACTGTAAGTAATACTGCAATTACAGGTTTAGTCACAGCTTCTCAAATTGCTAATGTGGCAAACACTCAGATTACTGGTAATATAGCAAGTTCACAAATCACATCCAATCCTACATTATATGGTAATGTTTCTGTTACTGGTGTTATTGGAGTAGGTGGCGCTACTACTTCTACTAGTGGTTCTGGTATATCTTTTCCCGCAACTCAATCAGCATCAACTGACGCAAACACATTGGATGATTATGAGGAAGGGACTTGGACACCTAGCATTGGTGG